CACAGCAGCAACCCGCTGCCGATCCCAAGGCGCAGAGCTGGGCAGAAAAGAACGAGTGGTTTGGTAATGACGAAGTCATGACCTATGCCGCGTTCGGTGTGCATCGCAAGTTGGTCGAGGAAGAAGGCTTTGACCCACAAAGCGATGAGTATTATAGTGAAATCGATCGACGGATGCGTGCGGAGTTTCCGCACAAGTTTGCCGAACCGAAAACGAGCAAGAAGAAGCAGGTCGCCTCTGCTGGTTCTTCGGCGTCTCGCAGCACTAAACAGGGGCGCAGGTCGGTAAAGCTGTCACCGTCACAGATTGCCATCGCCAAAAAGCTCAATGTTCCTCTTGAGGAATACGCGAAATACGTGAAGGAGTAAGTGACAATGGCTGACAGAACACCCCGAGCCGCAGAAACCCGCGACAAAAAAGAACGTCGCAAACCATGGGCACCGCCCAGCCGCCTTGATGCTCCCGAGCCCCCAGCGGGCTACCAGCATCGTTGGATTCGAGTCGCAATGCGTGGCGAGGAGGACAAGATCAATGTCCACCAAAAGCTGCGTGAAGGATGGGAACCCGTCCGCGCCGATGAGTATCCAGAATTTCAGGCACCCACTATCGACGAAGGTCGGTACGAAGGTGTCATCGGGAATGGTGGACTGATGCTGTGCCGCATACCTGAAGAAACAGCGCAAGAACGATCCGCGTATTACGGGAACCGGACCCGCGAACAGATGCAAGCTGTGGATCAGGACCTGATGAAGGATGAACATCCTTCTATGCCGATCACTCGCGATCGGCGCAGTCGTGTCTCATTCGGCGGCCGCAACGGCGGCTCCGAGTAATTGAAACTGAAGGAGCTATACCATGGCTAACATCAACGGTGCCTTTGGTCTGCGTCCCATTAAGAAGATGGGCCAGAACACAAACAGCACCGGTGCCACCGAGTATCGCATTGCTTCGGACAACACGAATGCCATCTATCAGGGTTCTCCTGTGATCCCCCTCGCTGGCGGTGTCATTGACATCGTTGGTGCGGCCACAGGCGGCACTGTTGGACTGGTTGGTGTTTTCCAAGGCTGCGAGTTTGTCTCGTCTGTCACCGGTGAACCAACATTTTCGAACTTCTGGCCGGGATCGGGTGCAGACCCAGACTTCCCCGTCAAGGCGTTCGTCTATGACGACCCAGCTCAGCTGTTCCTGATCTCGACGTCCAACGTCGTTGCAGGTGCTGACACTGAAGCCGAGGTTCGTGCCGCGATTTTTGCTAACGCAAACTTTGCTGCCGCTGCTGGCGGCTCGACAACCACTGGTCTGTCGAATGCCACGCTGGACCTTAACACCATCGCCACCACAGACACTCTGAATCTTCGTATCATGAACATTCAGGATGATCCCGAGAACCTCGATTTCTCGGAAGCTGGTGTCGGAATTATCGTTCGTCTGAACAACCACTTCAATTCGCCGAATGGCTCGATTGCTGCTGGTACTGTTTCGACGACCGGCGTGTAAAGGAGGTCTGACTAATGGCTATTTCGCGCGCACAACTGGCGAAAGAACTCGAACCGGGCCTCAACGCCCTGTTCGGCATGGAGTATGGTCGCTACGAGAACCAGCACTCCGAGATCTATACGACCGAATCTTCGGACCGCGCGTTCGAAGAAGAAGTCATGCTCTCGGGTTTTGGTTCGGCCCCGACGAAGTCGGAAGGTTCCGCGATCACATTCGACGAAGCGAACGAGGCGTACACGGCTCGTTACAACCACGAAACCATCGCGATGGCGTTCGCGCTGACCGAGGAAGCAGTAGAGGACAATCTCTACGACCGTCTCGGCAGCCGTTACACCCGCGCACTGGCACGCTCGATGTCGCACACCAAGCAGGTTAAAGCCGCTGCGGTGCTGAACAACGCCTTCACCGCCGGTGCAAACGCAATTGGCGACGGCAAAGCTCTCTGCGCAACTGATCACCCGCTCACCAGCGGTGGTTCCTTTGCAAACGAGCCGAGCACGCCTGCTGACCTGAACGAAACCTCGCTTGAGGACGCTCTGATCAGCATCGCCGGTTTCGTTGACGAGCGCGGTCTGAAGATTGCCCTTCGTGGCATGAAGCTCATCGTTCCCCGTCAGCTGCAGTTTGTCGCTGAGCGTCTGATGGTGTCCAACCTGCGGGTCGGCACTGCGGACAACGACATCAACGCGATCAAGTCCATGGGCATGCTGCCCGAGGGCTACGTCGTAAACGACTTCCTGACCGACCCCGATGCGTTCTTCCTCAAGACGGACGCACCCCGTGGTTTCGTGCACTTCGAGCGTACGCCGCTCAGCACCGGCATGGAAGGCGACTTCGACACGGGCAACATGCGCTTCAAGGCGCGTGAGCGTTACAGCTTCGGGGTTTCCGATCCCCGTTGCGTGTTCGGCTCCCCCGGCGCGTAAGTCTGCTAAAATGGAGAGGGCGACTTCGGTCGCCCTTTCTTTTTGTCCAATCTTCCTGTACCCTGTGAGCATCCCTGACAGTCACATCATGTGACTGACACTAGCCACGACAGGAGATCTACATGGCTAATACAACTTTTTCGGGTCCGGTACGTTCTGAGAACGGTTTCCAGCAGGTTACCAAGAACGCCACGACCGGTGCCGTAACCACCACCAGCACATTTGGCGACGACACAACAATCACTGGCACGTTCGTGACCGGCACCTTTACGGTCGCCACGCTTCCCGGTGTTGTTGCAGGCGGCATTATCTTCGTAAGCGACGGCGCTGCTGGCAGCCCGATCCTCGCGTTCAGCGACGGCACCGACTGGCTCCGTTCGGACACTGGCGCTGCAGTCGCATCCTCATAAGGAGCTGACACATGTCTCGCTCTGACATAAAAACGAAACGAGTTACGGGCACGGGTGCACTTGGCCTTGGCCGTACTCGTATTCGTCAGCTTCAGGTCACGGTGTCTAACGCTGGCGCTGGCCGTCTTACGATCACAGACGGCAGCGGCGGCGAAACGATCCTCGACCTCGACTTCAAAGCTGACGACACGCATTCGGTCAACATCCCGTCGGACGGCATTCTGTCGACCAACGATCCTGTTGTGACGGCTGCTACAAACGTCACGGCTCTGACCGTGTTCTTTGCTTGAGGTAAGTCATGCCCATCTACGACATCAGATCGGTTTCGCAGATTGGCACGACGGAGCCGTTTGAGCTTCAGGTGGCCCGGGGTCAAATCCCGGGCCACAGCATTCGGAATATCTTTGGCGAAAACCCTGCGATCGGGGACGACGCCTTTAGAACGCCATGGGAAAACAACACACAGCTGCCCTTTTTGAGCGCCGAGCAGAACCTGTCTGTTGTAAGTACCTCTGCACTGGACACAGACGTTGTGATCCTGATCAACGGCCTTGATGGCGACTATAAGATCATCACTGAGATCGTTGCGTTAAACGGAACGACACCCGTTGTGACGAGTCAGAAGTTCTTTCGCATCAACGATTTGATTACACAGGAAGGCAACGCGCAGGGCGATATCACCACCAGCTTCAACGGTGTGGTGTATGCCAAGATCCTCGCAGGACGTGGCCGCAACCAAGCAGCCGCTTTCACCGTCCCTGCCAAGCACGCTTTTTACCTCGGTCGCATCGACGCTTTTACGGCGACGGCAAACAGCGACACTCAGGTCATGACATTTCGAAATCAGATCACCAATGGGGAAGGCCGCATTTTCAATGTTGGCCAGACACGTTTCCTCAATCGGATTGGCATCAGCCGCCCGCTGCCGTTTCGCGTAGGCGAGAAAGCCACGATTGAGTTTCAGTTTCAGCTGAGCAATCAGACAGCCGATATCGGTGTTTTTGCCGATGGCTTTCTGGTCAGAGAAGAGGGACCACTTTAATGCCAAAAGCAAAAGACGTTGAACGCACCAGCGGCGGCAAGCTGAAGTATCGCGGTGAGACATTCCCCGGCTTCAACAAACCGAAGCGTACACCCAAAGGCCCGAAGAAATCAGCCGTGCTCGCCAAGAAGGGCGATGACGTCAAGCTGGTTCGGTTTGGGTCCAAGGAGATGTCGATCAAGAAAGACAACCCTGACGCCAAGAAAAGCTACTGCGCTCGATCCGGTGGCCAGAAGGGTAAGAGCGATAAATTTAGCGCCAACTACTGGTCGCGGAAAGCGTGGAACTGCTGAAAATGCTGGATTATGTCAACGAATTTTTGGCTGTTGTACTTGCTGCAGTTGCCTTTCTGGCTTGGCTCATTCGCTTGGAAGCGAAGGCGCTCGGCAACGAAAAGGAGATCAAGCGGTTGTGGCAACAGCGAAAAGAGGATCTCGAACAAGCGCAGAAATCGCGTGACGAGACAAATACCATGTTGTCTGAGATGCGAGCAGACATCAAAATGATCCTGCAAAACTTTTCTGTACGGAAGGACCGAGACTCATGAACCGTAGCAACATGAACCAGCAGATCA